CCAATAACTGAGTCACAAATAAATAGAGCAAAGGGTACAGAGTGTGAAGACTGTCCATTGTTCTTTAGTTGCTACAACCGTAAGATAATTCTATTACGAGATTATCTGGGAGTCAAGCATTGCATTGCACCGAAAGAGAATATGCTAAACAACATACACAATTACAATGCACCTGCACAGACAATGTATCAATGGGATGGTTACAGCGTAGAGAATGATAAACGAGGATATCGAAAGAAGTTCTTGGTGACAGAAGATAATGATCCAGAACTAGAAAGAATAAAGAATATATCTTATGTTAAATGACGAATGGAAAAAGATTGTAGTTGATGGGAATAGACTTGAAGAGTTTACTGCTATCTCTGCCATGTCCCAGTATAAGATACAACCTCAGTTAGAGATACTTGAGGGTTGTTCCTATATGTGTCCTGGTTGCTTTGTCAAACGTAAGGGCAACTGGAGTCCGTACTCTATTCATCTTTTCTGGGAACTCGCAAAGGAACTTATGGGTAGAGAGGACATTGTATTGGATGATCTTGTCATCGGTCCTACCGACTTCTATGGTGCAGAAAACCTAGAGACGATTATAGAAGAAGTCAAACTGGCAGAAGGTATCATGATGATGCCTGAAGATAATCGCAATGTTCAACACAATTGTTCTATCCTTGGTTCGTTATCTGAAAAAGATATAGAGGGAAAGATCCGTAAAATAGAAAAGTCACTGGTGGGGAGCGTGGTTAAGTCTTGGGACGTACAGGTGGCATTAGATGTGAAAAGACTTCTTTACGATAAAGAGTATAGGAGAGCACTCGATAATCGTATCGAAACATTTAAGGAGTCAAGTCTTAACTATGAGATATCTATGGCAACGAATATAGTTGACGGTATCGAAGATATGATCTATGATGCGATTGATTTAGTCAGAGAAGAATACCAAACAGTGATAGAGATCTTACCGTCCGTAGTGAGATCATTTGACCACAGTCCAAAGCATGGAGAGAAACTATTCGAGTGGAACGACATGCTCACGAAGTTATCTACTGACGAAAAAAGATTTAAAACAAAATTTCATTTCCTACAAGGTGACGTTTCCCATAAAGCATTCCACTACTCCGTGATAAACATACACAATGGAAGAATGTTCATGGCACCTTTTATATACGAGAATGCACAGATATACAATGATGCTTTTCTTATTGACATTACCCAAGGTGGTGATATAGTGGATCGTATATTAGAACATAAGCACTGGATTGTCAACCACCAAATTCAAAACTCTCAGTTGACAGAGTGCCATACCTGTAAGTATTTAAATATATGTTCTCACCGACTTGTCCCCAGAGTAATGGAAACAGTATTCGAGAACAGGAAAGAATGTATTCTAAATAAAGACGTGATACAACTATTTGACGATGAGGTTTATTATGGGAATAGTTACTGATAACAAATCCCACGCACAAGCAGACAAAGACTTTGATCTTAGTTTTAGTGAAGGACACGAGATCAAGGTGCAGTTCAACTGTGAGATCTTGTCTGGTTGCGAGTTCAAGTGTAAAGGTTGTTTCGTAAATAAACTAGGATCTAACGTAGGGGATTTTCAAAGACTCAATGATGCTATCGACTTATTCAATGAAAACGGTTACCGAGTTTCTACAATCAATATCGGACCTACTGATATATTCGGTAACAATAATGTTCTAGAATTGTTACAAGATGAAATATTTCGTGAATGTTTATCTAAGGTAACTACAATACAATTCGTAACAACTCTATCAGAACAAATAGATCTTAGGGTTATAGATCTACTAAACAGTATACCCAAGAAGGAAGGTTTTATGTACGACTGTAATGTGGTCGTAGAACATCCTGTTGTCTGGGGAAGTCTTCAGTCAAGACTCAACATGCTCAACCTATTCGAAGATGACCTAAACTATTATTTCGTTTACAATATGGGTAATGATGACGAAGACAATGAAAAGGTTCTAGATCTATCGAAGGTGACAGACAGATACTTTGATACGATACTACAACTCAACCCATCATTCTTTCGCGCACCCAAGAGTAAAGTGCAAAAGCATATGATTGAGAAATGGAAGAGTTATGATTTCAGTCACGACATGTACCCCAAGACAATTGCTGATCAGGCACAGGGTGGATCTTTAGAACTAAACTTTACTTACTGCAACGAGAGATTTTTCTGGACACCATTTGTCTACGACATTGTCATGATAGGAACTGATGAGTTCGAAGTCAAGGAAGAATGGAATATTAATTCTTGGACGAAGGTGAAAGAAGATCAATTTTTAAATCAATTAGAATATACTGCAGAAACAGAACAATGTGCGATGTGTCCCAAACAGATGACGTGTATTGACAAAGGGGTCATCAGTTACATGAAGCATCACGCACTTACCAGTTGTGTCTTCCCAGACTTTATTCGATCCATGTAATTAAACCACATTCGCATTACGCAGTCAGGTAGATCTCTTTCTCGGTTCTTCCAGTCCCATTGTGTGTAGCATCTAAACCCACACTTATCCCACCACTTACAAGAAAGACAACCGTGTTCATCCATGTATGCTTGCATCATACTGGCATTGTCTTGTCGGTTCAGTGGTGTGTTGAAATCTGATTTAGTGTAGCGATCCCACCTGCAGTTTGATATACTATTGTTCGGAAAGATGGTAACCTTGTTCAATGCCATGCAATGCATGTGGTTATTCTCATTCTTTATAAGATCACTAATAGGGTTAATGTCGGGATAATTATGAAATATGAAGGTGAGGAAATCAAGGTAGAGACTATCAGATGGGATAAGATGGTCGAAACCTTTATCAGGAATATAATCGTCAAAGTAAAAATTATCAAACTTACTATAGAGATAGTGAAAATACTCATCGTCATCTTTCATAAACCTTTCTATAGACGGAACCGTTGCAACCATATTGATTGACGTAATGTAGTCGGCAAAGTATTCTATGTTCTTGCCGTAAGGTCCTCGTACTGGTCTACCATCAAAGTCATAGGAACAAATAATATAGGATGGTATATCTGCTTCATTCAAATCATCTAGGAGTTTTTGTACTTTGTCTCTCTTACTAAATTGAAACGATGTTACCCAAACAACTTTTATTTCTTGTTCGTATTTATCGTACAATTTCTTTATCTCTATCAGCATATCATAATAGACATCATATGCCCAATCAGAGATCCTGTCTTGGAATAGTTCACCCCCAACCATATTGATCTGGCACGTCTTAACCATCCCCTGCATTTTCTTCAGGTGATCCTCAACAAGAGGTATCTTAGAGAACATTCCCTCACGAGAAAGACCAACTGTCGATTTCTTGTCGTGGTGACAGAAAGCACAGTTCAGGTGACAGTTCTCAAATAGCGTGAGTTCTATCTCACCTATGTTCGGTCTCTTCTTCTCCAGTAAGACTTTTGTAAAGTCAAAGTTTGTCAAACAGCATTTCCTCGTGGTAATACTCTCGGACATCTGGGCACATACCCTTGTCCTCGTTGAATTCTAATCTTTTCAAAATCGCATCATATGTTTCCTTGTCTTGACTGTATCTCCGAAAGTATGGATCTTTCGGGATCAGATCAGCATCGTCTAGCACTGTATAAAAGTCTTCTTTGAAATCTTTCTCTATCCATTTGGCATAACAGATAGCAACGAAGTAAGACTTAGCAGGGTAGATCCAGTCGTGCACCTTTATATTGAAATGTAGTAGTGCGTCTTCCACAACTGTATCTGGTCTGAAGTTTATTGGCACTCCTTCTAAATCATCTTTATACACTGACTCCATCAAGTGGTAGGCGTTGGATCTTGCTTTCCATTCTTGCATAATCTAATAATCCTTTATATCCATTACAACTGTGTGTTAGGTCTTTTACATATCTATAATGTTCGGTCAAACATTTACCAAAGTATTCACAACTCTTACATATTCCAGACACGTTGTCAGTCTTTTCTTTCTCTGTCCACTTTATATAATCATCGTATGAGTCAAGTTCAAGAAAGTATTCGTGGTCATTCTTATCAAACTCTAATACACCAAACCTGCCGTTGGGTGTTATGTAAACATGATCATCACTGAATGCATTGTATTGACCAGATAGCGAGTCTTCTATTCTAGCGGCATTCTCAAAGTGGAACTTCTTGTCTGGGTGCTCCAACCATTTTATAACAAAGTCTTCGAAGTCCTTATGCGTTACATTATGTTGGTTTGCTTGGTTAGTCGAGTATGGTTTTATCTCTACACTCACAACATTAGAAACCATGTTCAAAGTAAATATCATAAAGTCCACATCCATCTGCAATACCTTTTCGGATGCCAGTATTAGAACAGCAAGTTCTTTGTTTGCATCCATCATATTACTGAGGACATGTTGTTGCTTCTCTCTTGCATCAAAGTCATATGATACCGATAATGTTATATCATCATCCCTAAAGAAGTCAGGGAAAGCAGAGAGGTTCGTGTTTATATTTATTTCTCCATCGTAGTATTTACGAATAACATCTTTCATCGAATAAAAATAATCTGGTCGAAGCAAACCGACTTCACCCCCATAGAGATCTATATGGTTTATCTCTGGGACTTCTGATAGTCTCTGATCTAATACTGAGAGTGTAATCTGTTGTCTATCACCTAATTGTTCTGGTGTCAAGTAGCAAAAGTCACAACGGAAGTTACAGTAGTAGGTGGGGTTAATGGACAGATTCATCGACATAGGGAGTCACACCGTCTGGGTTCATTTTATTTATCTCTAATATTCTGGGAGCAAGGGTTTTCATTTGTCTGCAATGTTCTTCTACAGTTCCCTCTCTCTTCATGTCTCTGACAGTTTTCTTACAACCATTACAGATCTCAAACATAGGACAAGTATAACATGCCATCTTCATAGTCTGGATAAGAGGATCATCTTGTAATGGTGTTTGCATCTCACCGTTCATCTCTTCATCGAAGTTTATCTCGTAGTCAAGATCATCTGCAAGTGAACCACAGGAATAGTAATCACCGCCAGGATTGAAAGCACGAATACCTTCATCACATTTTCTATTCTGGGGACAACTGGTCGCAGAACCACCAAGTCTCTTCATCATTGCTTTGGTATTGTATTCCCAAGGATGAAGACCTTGATCGTAGATATCAACGTATGTCTTATACATCTTACTCAACCGATAGGTATTGCCTTGAACACCAGATGCCATGGCATAATTCAATTTACATTCTACATCCATTTCCTTGGCAAGTTTTACATTGTCGATAGCACGATAATCATTCATATCTGTAATCACTGCAATAAAGTCTGGTCGTTCTCCACAGTACTTCAACATTGCATCTGATACATTCCAGAAGTCTTCCTCAGTAAATTCACTGAAGTCTCCTTTGAGTCTACCACCCCCATACTGAAAAGATGTGCAGACACCCATACGTGGATGATTGAATAGATCAACCCACTTCTCTGGTTTTACATAGAAAGGCCAAAGGTTAGTTGTGAATGAAATGTATGCAGGGTAGTCGTGTTCATCTAGATGCTCTATCAGTTTCCAATAGTAACTAGGATCTACCATCAACGGATCTCCACCATTGATAATCAAAGATTTGGTTTCAGGGTATCTTTTCAGAAACCTGAAGATATAGTCCATGTCCAATAAACCTGCATTGTTCGGATCGATTGCAGTCGAAGAACAAAACGAGCATTTGAAATTACATGCCTCTGTTGGTTTTATTATCAGATCCATTGTTTCTCTTTCGCTAGTTTCATCATTAGAGTTTTAGGTGCAGGACATACATCGTCCATCCAAGTCAACTGATGACAGTCAGAGTGGCAGTATAAAAACACTGGACACTTGTAGCATCTCTCATCTCTTTCATGCATCTCACAAGAGATGATCTCCATTCGTTTAGGCAGAGTTCTCACTTCTTTTGCATTCATATCTATATGACCGTAGAAATCTACAGGTGCAGAGTTAGGGCATCCTGCCACTGTCCCATCTGCATTTATTGTGTGTATCTTTTGTTCACAATCTCTACAAAAGGTTCCGTTGAAGAACTGGTTTCTATCGTCAAACTTAGCATAGACTGAATCCAAGAAACCATTTGCTACTGGATGGTTTTTGGTAGTTTCGTGCATTAACATCCACCAAGCATCCAGTTCTCTATTGTGAGGAAAGATGTCTGGGTTCAATGTGGCATTACCGTTGTGAGTCAAACGTTCATAAGATATTTCGCTGACACCAAGTTCTTCCATGTAGTCTGCAATCTCTAATGGATGTTTACTGACAACATCTTTGGTAACTGAGATAAAACACTTGACATCTAGTCCTTGTTGTACTAATGTGTATACATTGTTTTCCCACAATCGAAGTTGTCTATCATTGGCAAACCTGATATTAGAATCCCAACTAGTAGCAACATATCCACCAGAGATACAATTGTTGAAGAAGTCTAGGTGTTCTGCTTTTAGTTTGTACGTCAGGTTAGTAGTGATGCCGTGTGTACAGCGATCACCCCAATTGTCTTTTGTAATATCATAGAACTCCAATAGATCTTTCATTGGAGCAAGCATAGGTTCTCCTCCATGATACTCAAGATGTATGAGATTATCCCCAGTGTCTAATTGATTACACCAGTTTGCAGTTTTCACAGGATCGAAGTAAATCTTCCTTCCGTTAGTTCCTGATGTAAAACAATGGGAGCAATTTAGATTGCAGGTCTCAGTGGTCTTTATGTATGCGATTAAGTGTTTCTGTGTCGCCAATGCCATGGGATGCGATTAATGCCTTTTCATAATTTAATGCTTTGTGTTTAGTTCCTGCAGGGATCATTAGTTTATCCCCGACTGTTAATATTACTTCTAGACCGTCAACCTCTAGAGATTTAGATCCTGCTTTGACTTCAATAATAACGTCTACTGGATCTGTGTGTTCATCAAAGGTAGGTCCGAACTTTGGGTTATAGAATAGATGAATTGTTCTATCGTCAAACTTCCAATGACGTTCCATCTGTTCTACTTTTATTGTTACCTTCTCCTCTGCCAAATGCCTCGCCATTTGAGATTGATAATCCCAATAATGAAGGGTGTCTATTTGATCTTGCAACCCACCCTCTCGTATTATAGATACGTCATGTGATTTGAAGCATTTCTCAGATAGCAGGAAATCCTCGAAGTCTTTAAAGTTCATTTACGTTCCTTATATATAAAAGAGTATTTATAATGAGGTTACAATGATATATCACAGATGGTCTACTCCTATTGAACATTCTTCTAATCATATAGGAATGAAACCAATACAAGATCACCTTCTCACTCACTATAATGTCCCAAATACTATTGGTGATAATTATAACATATTTGATGACGAAAGTAAACCCATAGAAGACTTAAAAGATATGGCATATGCCAACTTTAGAAACTTTGCTAACGTAAATTTTGGGGTAAACTTAGACGAATATCATAGCGTGTTAAAAGGGTGGTTGACACCGACAGAAGATCATGCTATGGCAGAGCACAATCATATGGGTGCTTGGTTCTCTTCTGTATATTATATAATGGCAGAGGAAGAAGATCAAGGTGGGGAGATAATCTTTACAGATCCCAGAACAAATGCAAACCGAGGATATGATCAGAAGTTTGCGAAGCACTTCAAAGAATTTGTTATCCAACCCAAGACAGGCGACTATGTGATATTTCCTTCGTTCCTCTATCACTGGGTAAACAAATTTACTTCTAGGTTCAGGATAGCAATACCAATCGACATCTACTTATTCGAAAAGACTAGACAATACTAGGATAATGTGATATAATATATTCATGATTGACCTAAAGCAAATACACGCAATGTGGGCAGAGGACTGCCAGATAAATCAAATGAAGTTAGCAGACGCATCGAGAGATACTCCTGCACTACATGCGAAGTATCTGGAACTGCACTCTACATTTAAACTCATGTTGAAACGTGCAGAGTTTGCACAGAAGACTTTGCTAAAGGACAAATGGTTATATTATAATGGTAAGATGTCTGAAGAAGAACTGACTGAAAAAGGATGGGAACCAGATCCGTTCAATGGGTTGAAAATACTCAAAGGGGAAATGGATTACTATTACGATTCAGATCCAGAGATACAAAAGTCAGAAGAGAAGATACAGTACTACAAAACTGTAATCGATACTTTAACAGAGATAATAAATAATCTTAATTGGCGACACCAGACAATAGGTAATATAATCAAGTGGAAGCAATTCGAGTCAGGAAACTAAATCATTCCGATCTCCAGATTGAATGTGATAATGGAACAGCACAGGAACTAAACGAATACTTCTCGTTCTATGTACCTGGTTATAAGTTCATGCCAAGTTATCGCAATAAGATCTGGGATGGTAAGATACGTTTGTTTACTCTCAGAGAGAGAACATTACCTGTTGGATTGTACTACCACCTAAAAGAGTTTTCCGATAAGAGACAATACAATCTATTACTAGAGAAAAGTAAATACGGAAAACCAGATGATCGTACTCACGTCAGACCTACAGAACTAAAAGAATTTTTAAATAATTTAAATTTACCATTCCCACTCAGAGAATATCAGTTCCATGCGGTGGGCGAAGCATTAGTTCGTAAACGAGCAATCTTATTATCACCGACAGGTTCTGGTAAGTCGTACATGATCTATGCACTTGCTAGGTTCTGGTATGCAATGCTAACAGACGGTAGATCGTTTCCAAAAGGTGGACGTGTTCTTGTGATTGTTCCTACTACTTCTTTGGTTGAGCAAATGCATAGTGACTTTATAAACTATGGTATGCCAGAAGGGGGAATGCATAAGATCTACTCTGGTAAGGACAAAGCAGTAGATGCCGCAATCGTGATATCTACATGGCAATCAATATATAAGTTGCCGAAGGTTTGGTTTGAACAGTTTGGTTGTGTCTTTGGAGATGAGGTGCATGGGTTCAAGTCAAAGTCTCTGATGAGCATAATGAACAAATGTACAGAAGCAGAATATAGATTTGGAACGACAGGAACATTAGATGGGTCACAAACGCATGAGTTGGTTTTACAAGGTCTATTTGGGAAGATATATAAAGTCATCACTACGAAGCAATTACAGGATAACGATACTCTTGCCGCGCTCACTATCAGGAGAGTCATTCTTTCATATAAACACGAGTTTCGGGAATCTAACAGGGAAAACACCTACCAAGAAGAAATCGACTTTATCGTTGGTCACGAGAGACGGAATAAATTTATCAGAAACCTCGCGCTAGATCTCAAGGGGAATACTCTAGTGCTATTCAATTATGTAGACAAGCATGGGAAACCTTTACATAATCTGATAAGAGATAAAGCAGAAGATCAGAAAGTATACTTTGTGTCTGGAGAAACTGCAACTTCAGATAGAGAAGCAATCCGTGGTATTGTTGAGAAGTCTGACGGTGCCATTGTTGTTGCATCCCTAGGAACCTTTTCCACAGGTATAAATATTAGAAACTTACATAATATAATATTTGCCTCACCGTCCAAGTCTCAGATAAGAGTATTGCAATCAATAGGTAGAGGTCTAAGAAAAAGTGATGATGGAAGAGAAACCATGTTATATGATATATCTGATGATCTGACTTGGAAGAAAAGAAAAAACTATTCTCTCTTACACTCAGAGGAGAGAGAAAGAATATACAAAAAAGAACAGTTCAACTATAAAACGGCAGTGATCCCCTTATGAATATAAAACAATTTAAATTAGTAAATAATGAAGAGATAGTATGCGAGTTTGTCGATACAGTCGGCAAGGAAGGTGATATCATTTGTCGAAAGATGTTGAAGATATTTCATGCAGAAGATTATAACAATGGTATTAGATACTATTCGTTCAAACCAATGTTGTCATTCCAAGATGATCTTAACACACTCAACGTATTGAACTGTGACCATATAGTTCTGGAGACAGAACCATCAAAGACATTGTTGTATCATTACACCAGTGCTCTTGAAGAAATAGAAAGAGTCAAGAAGGTACGTGGAGAAAACAAAGATCTCAACATCGATGAGATCATGATGGACACTACCGACATGACAACAGAAGAAATCGCGGAGTACCTACAAGAGAAATACGACATGGGAATGATCTCGGATCAAGAACTTTACTCTCTCGACTCTGCCGATAATAACGTGATTCACTTTAACCCAAAGGGGACGGTTCACTAGTATCCCCCCATCTCAAAAGGGTCTTTTTTATTATACACCTATTTTATGATTCTGTCAACCCCTAAAATAAATTATTTTTTTATTTAAAACAAAAAGATAGTATTTTACATTCCCTTTGAATTTTGATATAATATTGTTATGAAAGGATATTATTATGCCACGAAAGAATAAGAAAAGCGCACATTATGTGAATAACGCAGATTTCTCGAATGCAGTCGTGGAATACGTAAAGACAGTTAATGAAGCAAAGTCTTCAAGTAAAACTATACCCAAAGTACCAGATTATATTGCTCAGTGTTTTCTTAGTATCGCTGAAGGTTTGTCTCACAAATCTAATTTTATTCGCTACACATACCGCGAAGAAATGGTCATGGATGCAGTTGAGAACTGTCTCAAGGCAATAGAAAACTATAGCATAGAAGCGGCAACCAGAACAGGTAAACCAAATGCATTTGCATACTTTACCCAGATAACGTGGTATGCGTTTTTACGTAGGATCGCAAAAGAGAAGAAACAGCAAGACATTAAACTAAAGTATCTAACAAGGTCAGGTATCGAACAGTTCGTTGATGGCGATCTAAGCGATGATTACACGATGAATGTTGTGGGATCTTTTGTTGATACTCTCCGAGATCGTATAGACAAAGTAAGAGAGTTTGATACAGAAGTCAAGGCATATGCCAAAGAAGAGAAGCAACGGAAGAAACGTGCAGTACATGCTGACTCTGATTTGTCGGAGTTCCTTAAATGAAGGTTGCAGTATTAAATGACACACATTGCGGTATCCGAAATAGTTCTGATATTTTTCTTAATAATGCTTCTGATTTTTACAGTAAAGTTTTCTTTCCTTATTGTAAAGAGCATGATGTCAAACAAATTGTTCACCTTGGTGATTATTATGATAATCGTAAGTTCATGAACTTCAAGGCACAGAACCACAGTCGTAAATCATTTCTAGATCCGATGCGTGAACTTGGTATGCGAATGGATATCATACCTGGTAATCACGACACCTACTATAAAAATACAAATGATTTAAATTCTCTGAAAGAACTTCTGGGTTACTACATGAACGAGATCCATATCATTATGGAACCCAAGGTTATGGAGTATGGTTCTTTGAAGATGGCAATGATCCCTTGGATCAACCAAGAGAACTATGACGATACAATGAAGTTCATCAAGAACTGTCAGGCAGATTGGTGTGGTGCACATCTAGAACTCGATGGGTTTGAAATGATGCGTGGTATCAAGAACGTGCATGGTATGGATCATAAGATCTTTAGTAAGTTCGAGAAGGTACTGACTGGTCACTTCCACGTTGGTTCCCAGATGGACAACATTCACTACCTTGGTTCGCAGATGGAGTTCTTCTGGTCTGATGCTCATGACAAGAAGTATTTCCACGTGATAGATACCGAGACCAGAGAAATAGAAAAGGTACATAATCCACACACTTTATTTCATAAAGTACTTTACAATGATGAGAAAATGGATTATAATAACTATGACGTATCACAATGTGAACAGAAGTTTGTGAAGGTTGTGGTTGTCAATAAGAAGGATACATTTTTATTTGATCGGTTTATTGATCGTATTCAAAACGAGAATATACACGAACTAAAGATCGCAGAGAACTTCCAAGAGTTCACAGGTGAAAATGTACACGATGATAATATTGAGTTTGACGATACGCCAAAACTTGTAGACTCCTACATCGATGGTGTTGACACAGATCTGGACAAGGACAAGATTAAGATTCAGATGCGAGAACTCATGACTGAAGCACAGGCACTGGAAATTGCATGATTAATTTTACAGAGGTAAACTGGAAGAACTTTCTATCCACTGGTGATAAGTGGACAGAGGTTCAGTTAGATAAGGCAAAGAGTACATTAGTTGTTGGGCATAATGGCGCAGGTAAGTCCACTATGCTTGATGCTATCTCTTTTGCTTTGTTCGGTAAACCTCATAGAAATATCACAAAGGCACAGTTGGTCAATTCAATCAACGGCAAGGGTACACTGGTCATTGTAAAGTTTACAATAGGTGATAACAACTTTGTGGTAACACGTGGTATCAAACCAAATGTGTTTGAGATCCACAAGAATGGCGTGATGATTAACCAATCGTCTCATGCCAAAGAGTACCAGAAGATCCTCGAACAAAACATTCTTAAACTAAATCATAAGTCTTTCCACCAAGTTGTAGTATTGGGTTCCTCCTCTTTTATTCCCTTTATGCAACTACAGAGTGGACACCGTAGGGATGTGATCGAGGATCTTTTGGATATCAATGTATTCTCCAAGATGAATACACTACTAAAAGAAAAACAAAAGATACTATCAGATACACTGAAGGATCTAAACTATAAGATTGACATACAGACAAACAAGATCGAGACTCAAGAGAAGTACATTCGAGACATCAAGTCATTGACTGATGAGAATAAGAAAGAGTACGAGTCTCGCATTGCTGATGCACAATCCAACATAGAAGATCTGCAGAAAATAAACTCTGAAGCAAGTGTTGATCTTGACTCTAAGATCGAGACTGCAGAGAATGCATTGAAGACACTCAATGATGAAAAGCAAGATCTACTACTAAGAAGTCAGGATATCAAAACTCAGATGGGAGCAATCACGAAACGTGCTAAGTTCTATGATGAGAATGATACCTGCCCAGAATGCCAACAAACACTTGTCGATGATTTGCGTAAGAAGAATATAGACGAATGCAAACATGAAGCAAGAGGACTTGCATCTACCAAGAAAGCAATTGGCGAAAGAGGTGTTGGAGTCGAAGCACAAATCAGTCTTGTCACCGAGGATCTAAAAGATCTAAGGTTGCAGGTCTCAGAGATTGCCAACAACAATAAAGAGATATCCTCACTCCAGAAAACTATTGGTGAGTACCAGAGGTTTCTGGATAAGGAAGTAGTTGCGGATCTAACTGCCGCAACAAGCGATTGTGAATCAATGAAGCAGGAGAAGCAATCGTTCATGGAAGAGAAGTTCGAGATATCAGAACAGTACAACTACAATTCTGTTATGGGAGAAATGCTAAAAGATACTGGTATAAAAACAAAGATAATCAAACAGTATCTACCTGCAATCAACCAACTTACAAATAAGTATTTGCAGGTGCTCGACTTCTTTGTCCACTTTAATCTTGATGAGTCATTTGTAGAAACGATTAGATCAAGACATAGGGATGCGTTTACTTACGACTCTTTCAGTGAAGGAGAGAAACAGCGTATCGACTTGGCACTTCTCTTTACTTGGAGACAGATTGCCAAGATGAAGAACTCGGTTGCTACTAACTTACTAATCCTAGATGAGACGTTTGACTCATCACTGGATCATGAGGGTGTAGAGAACCTATTGAAGATATTGTACACTCTTGGTGAGGATACAAATGTATTTGTAATATCCCATAAGGGAGACATACTTGACGGTAAGTTCGAACAAAAGATTGAGTTTAGAAAAGAAAGAAACTTCAGTAAAATGTATTGACACTCAGTCGAGTGTGTGGTATAATTACTGGAGTTTAACCCACGGAGTATATTATGGAACTACAGGAACAAACCTTAAATGTTCTCAAAAACTTTTCGGATATCAATCCGAATCTAATTATCAAAGAGGGTAATACAATTAGGACTATCAGTGAGGCAAAGAATGTCGTTGCCACTGCGATAGTTGATAATGAGTTCCCTCAAACAATCGGCATCTATGACTTGAAAGAATTCATTGGTGTCTTGTCATTGGTTGACCAACCAAATCTAAAGTTTGCTGAAGAGTCAGTTACAGTTAGTGATCAGAGTGGTCGATCTAAAGTAAGGTATTTCTTCTCACCAGAAGAAACATTAACCGCTCCAAAGAAAGATATTGTCTTCCCAGAATCAGACGTGTCGTTTACTCTTGAGTCAAACACACTGAACAGACTGCGAAGTGCGGCATCTACTTTGGGACACTCAGAGGTTTCAATCACACCTAGCGATGGTATGTTGACTCTCTCAGTCTTAGATGAAGGTAATGCTACATCTAATACATATTCAATAGATGTGCCTTACACAATTAAACCAGATCAAGACTTCAAGTTTGTTGTCAAGATCTCTAACTTAAAAATCCTACCTGGTAATTATGAAGTGAACTTATCATCCAAGATGATTGCTGAATTCAAGAATACAGATACAAATGTTCGCTACTGTATTGCCCTAGAGAAATCATCAAAATTTGGAGTATAAGATGGCAGAAAAATATGATGAACTAATGAAACTTGCTAACCAAGTATCTCGCTCAACTGTTGCAGTAGTTGATGCGGTTACTCAACGTGGTGGTTTCAAGGGAGAAGAACTCTCTACCATTGGTCAGTTACGTGACCAAGCAATCCAGACGATATCTATTGTAGAGAACCTACAACAGGATGCCGCCATGGAGACTGAAGAATAAGGTTTACATTCACACTCAAATTTGATATAATGTTTTTTGTGATGGAGTATATGAATGAACCAATTTCTTTGGGTGGAGAAGTACCGCCCACAAACAATAGAAGAATGTATTCTTGACAAATCGTTAAAGGATACATTCAATAAGATAGCAGAGTCAGGTGAGATACCAAATATGTTATTCACTGGCACTGCAGGTCTTGGCAAAACAACAGTTGCCAAGGCACTATGCAATATGCTTGACCTTGACTATATTGTCATCAACGGATCTGAAGAGGGCAACATAGACACTCTCCGTGGGAAGATCAAGCAGTTTGCGAGTACTGTCTCGCTTCAAGGTGGCATCAAGGTTGTGATACTTGATGAGGCAGATTATCTAAACCCACAGTCTACCCAACCTGCCCTTCGTGGATTTATCGAAGAGTTTGCCAACAACTGTCGGTTTATACTTACTTGTAATTTCAAGAACAGAATCATTGAACCTCTACATTCCCGATGCGGTGTGTATGAGTTCAATAGTGGAGATAAGCAACAACTATGTAATGACTTCTTTATCAGGACTCAGGGTATCCTAGACAAGGAAGGTATTCCTTATGATAAACCTGCACTAGCAGAACTTATTATGAAGTACTATCCAGATTGGAGACGTGTACTAAATGAGTTGCAAAGATATTCATTATCTGGTAAAATAGATATTGGTATCTTAAATAATATTTCAGATAAAAATTACAATGATCTATTCTCGTCTATCAAGAATAAAAACTTCAAGAAGATGAGATCTTGGGTTGTAAACAATATAGATACAGATGCGTCTGCTATTTTTAGATCCATCTATGATCGGATGCAGGATCATGTGAAACCTCAATCGATTCCACAGTTGGTTCTAATCCTAGCAGACTATCAATATAAAAACGCATTCGTTGCTGATCACGAACTCAACGTTGTTGCATGTCTTACAGAGGTTATGGCAAATGTCGAATTCACTTAGATTATTCACTAAAGATGATTGTCCCTATTGCGATGCTATGAAAAACAAGTTAACCACTTGGGGTATAAATTTTGAAACTATAAACATTAGCGAAGATATAGAATCAAAATACTTTTTAAAAGAAAATGGACACCGAACAGTTCCACAACTGTATTTTGGTGATCATCATGTCAATAAGGTTCCCACCAATGAATTTACACACGAAGAGTTGATGCGTGGTATGCGAGGTGCATATCCAATGCAGGACTCTGGTGTAGAGGATATGTCGTGAACCCATTCTCGTTTGTAACCGCAATCAATGACAACAAAGATATCATGGTTGATGATCTTGCTGAGAAAGCATATGACCCATTCATGGTAAACAGGTCGCTATCGTATTTCCAAGATACGGTCTTGAGTGCCAATGAAATGAACATCAACCATCATATTGACAAACGTCTACAAAACGACTTTCTTATAAATATGGTTAGGAAACGGAAAAGATTCTCCAAGTGGGATAAACCGAATTCTAACAGTGACGTGGAAGTTGTCAAAGAATATTATGGTTATAATAACGAAAAGGCACGTAATGCTTTGACCCTTCTAACAAGTGAACAAATTGATATATTGAGACAGAAGGTTTATAAAGGTGGAAGAAAATAATATAATAGAGTGGACACCTTCATCTATGCTAGAGGTTACGTTAAACGAACCCGATGATTTTTTGAAGGTAAGAGAAACACTCACGCGGATTGGAGTGGCATCGAGAAAGGATAAGAAATTATACCAGTCGTGTCACATACTGCACAAACAGGGTAGGTACTTTATAGTACATTTTAAAGAGTTATTTTTATTAGATGGAAAGAAGTCTAATTTAGAAGAGAATGATATTGCTAGACGAAACACGATAGCACAGTTAATGAGTGACTGGGGACTTATCACAATCGAAGGTTCAACTGTAGAACCACTAGCACCAATGAGACAAATAAAGATTATACCCTACAAGGAAAAAAACGATTGGGAACTTTGCCCAAAATATAATATCGGATCTAAGTAAGGAATACGAATGCAACGTCTCACAAGTTACATAGAAGAGGGTGTCAATGATCCTGCTATCTTTAAAGCAGTGTTCTTGGCAGGAGGACCTGGATCTGGCAAATCATTTATTGTTGGTCAGACCGCACTCACCGCACTAGGTTTTAAAGTAATTAACTCAGACGATGCATTTGAGAATGCTTTGAAAAAAGCAGGACTAAAGACAACACCAGACGATATCTATTCCCCCAAGGGACAAGAGATTAGAAAGGGTGCCGTTGCTCTAACTGGCAAGAGAATGCAGTTAGCAATAGACGGAAGACTCGGTCTGGTGATAGATGGAACAGGAAAGAATTACGAAAAGATTAGTGGTCAAGCAAGAGATCTCAAAGCATTGGGATATGAGACTGCAATGATCTTTGTTAACACAACAGAAGAAGACGCACTGTTTAGAAATAGAAAACGTGCTAGGAAACTACCAGACGCAGAAGTAAGTAAAATGTGGAGAGACGTTCAAAAGAACATTGGTAAGTTTCAAAACTTGTTCAGAAGAAACATGTTTGTAGTAGATAACTCAGAGGGTGCCAACTGGAAAGGTGCTACCCTAAAAGTTTACAAACAAATTGCATCATGGTCAAGATCTAAACCCAAAGGTGGTATCGCCAAAAAGTGGATGGACGCACAAAGAAAAAAGGGGTAAGACTCTTGACATTTGATATGTGAATGCTTATATATTATATGACACGCCAATAACTGGGTGTCGCTTTAACCTTGCTAGTTATAGGAGGAAAACATGACTAGAAGTATTGTATACCCACGTAGTGGGTTTATTGGTTTCGACCACATCTTTAATCAACTTGAAAATATTCATAAACATGCTAAAGATACCTATCCCCCACACAACGTTGTGAAGGATGAGGAACTCAAGTTCATCATCGAAGTTGCAGTGGCAGGTTTCCGAAAAGAACATATTGATATTCAGATAAAGGATCACGTCCTCACCATTACTGGTGAACGCCCTGCACGAAGAGATCAAGACTTATATGTTCATAAAGGAATTAGTGCTCGAAACTGGAAGAAGTCATTTAGACTGTCCGAGTATACGGAAGTAAACGGAGCAGATCTGGTGGATGGAATTCTAACTGTCGAACTAGAAGTTATCCTTCCCGAAGAGAAGCGTCCTCGTAAGATTGAAATTGGATCAAACGAGGAAAATGGAAATGGCAAATTTTTTAAGAAAAATCGTAAGTAAGTGGCGTTTCAATTCTAAAGTACGTCAGACAATAAAGGAACTACGTGCCTTAACAGATGCGGAACTGAATGACATAGGAATCGGACGTGGAGACATTGTCTCAATAGCACGTGGTGATTCTGATATGAAACTCTCATCGAGAATTGTATATAATGATAAAGTGTTACCAGTAAACGCAAACATGAAAGGGTGGGTGTAATGACTACAGCAGTAATGTCTTATGTATTCGCCCCTCTATCTGGATTATGGGGTTCTATAATTAGAACCAGTGAAGTCATTGGTTACTCTCGTGCGGCAAGTGAACTTGCTCGTATGGGTTACCATGAGGAAGCAAAGAAGTGCATGTTAGAACTGGATAAACTACGATAAATACAGGGGCAGGGTAACACCTGCCCTTTGTTATAGGAGATAGAAATGAGTTTTGAATTCGACTTCACAAGAGATCATCTTGCTGAAATAATACCTGGCAACAAACAGGTTGATGAATGGTACGCGGCATTGTATGAAGTATTGCCTATGTACGAAATCACAACTGAACGTAGGGTTGCCCACTTCTTGTCCCAGTGTGCACACGAGAGTGCAAACTTCAAACGACTAGAAGAAAATCTAAACTACTCAGCAAAAGCATTACGTGCTGTCTTTGGTAGATACTTTGGTGATCCACCCAAGAGGGATGCTGATGAGTATCACCGTCAACCAGAAATGATTGCCAACTATGTCTACATGGATGAGTTCCGTAAATACAAAATGGGGAACATTCACGAGGGTGACGGTTGGTTATTTCGAGGCCGGGGTCTAAAGCAATTGACTGGCAGAGAAAATTACTCACGCTTCGGAGACTCGATTGGTATGACTGCAGAAGAAGCGGCAGAGTATGTTCAGTCCTTCAACGGTGCAATACAAAGTGCATGTTGGTTCTGGGATACAAACAATCTAAATGACATTGCTGATGGTGACAACGTAAAACTAATGACTAAGAAGATCAATGGTGGATCTATTGGTCTGGAAGATCGACAGAGACGATATATCAATGCGATGGAAGTTCTTGGAATGCCTTTCGAGGTACATGAAGAGGACGATGATGATGAGGATGATATCCTAGATGATATCGGAGTCTTACGTAGAGGATCTCGTGGTGATGGAGTCAAGTTGATGCAGGAAGCACTTGGGTTAGATGCTGATGGAGTATTCGGTAGAGGCACAGAACGTGCACTGAAACTCTGGCAGACAGACAACGGACTAACACCTGATGGTGTGGCAGGTCCTCTGACCATGGCAAAACTACTTGACGATTAAAAAAAGACTTTACATCCTCTCGAATTTCTGGTATAATAGAAATGTTATTCGGGAGGGTGCATGTCAGCATTTTACACATCCGTAGTTCGCTACAGTAATTATATTCTCTATCGAGGTTACGATGATCTTGGTAGACCAGTCGCCAAAAAAGAAAAGTTCAAACCACAACTCTACGTTCCAGTAGATAAACATACTGGATGGAGAGGTTTTGATGGTACACCTGTTACTACCATAGACTTTGATTCCATGAAAGAGTGCAAAGAATTCATGGAAAAGTATGAGAATGTTGTAGGGTACAACATATATGGAATGAGTAACTACATCCACCAGTACATCACCAGAAGATTTCCAAAGGATATTAAGTTTGATCGTGATAAGATCAACGTAACAACCATTGACATCGAGACTGAGTATGAAGGTGGATTCCCAAACATTGAACAAGCAGATCAAAAAGTTCTTGCTATCACGGTAAAGAATAACAAGGACGGTATATATTATGTGTGGGGATTACAGGACTATGATGCTGATGCCGCACTGATCAAACCAGTAGTATACGTCAAGTGTTCTAATGAGAATGAACTACTTGCAAGTTTCCTTGCACACTGGCAGAAACCAGAACACATGCCAGATGTTATCACTGGTTGGAATGTTCGCTTCTTTGATATTCCGTATCTAATCAATCGAGTCAATAGAATCCTTGGTAGTGATAGATGCAGAGAGTTTTCTCCATGGGGATTGTTTGATCACCGTAAGATCTTCAGACTGAATAAAGAAGAGAGTGTGTATGATCTTCGTGGTATAGAAACACTTGACTATCTTGAACTGTTCCAGAAGTTTGGTTATGCCTATGGCAAGCAGGAGTCCTACAAACTGGATCACATTGCTAATGTTGTGCTTGGTGAGAAGAAACTATCTTATGAAGAATCTGGTTCACTCAAGCAACTATACAAAGATGACTTCCAAAAGTATATCGACTATAATATGAAAGATGTGCAACTGGTTGATCGTCTAGAAGATAAGATGGGATTGATTACACTGGCAATGACTGTTGCCTACAAAGGTGGTGTGAACTATCAGGATACCTTTGGGACTACTGGTATCTGGGAATCTATTATCCATCGTAAACTCAACAACATGAAGATTGCTCCAGATGCTTACAAGAGTAAGATACCAGAGAAAAGTGATTTCGCAGGTGGTTTCGTAAAAGATCCCAAGGTCGGTGCACATGATTGGGTTGTATCGTTTGACTTGAACTCTCTGTATCCAAACATCATTGTCCAGTGGAATATGTCACCAGAGACACTTGGCAAACTACCACCAGATAATCTACCAAGTGGTGTAGAACACAACCTCGCATTCTTCGAAGGTGGAGATCCGATGCATCCTGCACAGAGAGAAAGAGATATCTGTCTGGCAACAAATAGATCTACCTACAGTAGAAAGATCGATGGTGTTATTCCACAGATCATTATTGATTACTATGATGATCGTAGAGTTATAAAGAAACAGATGCTTGCGGCAGAACAGGCATACCAGAAAGAAAAAACATTTGAATTAGAAAAAGAGATCAACAGATTTCACAATCAGCAAATGGCAATCAAGATCTTGATGAACTCTTTGTATGGTGCGATGGGCAATCGCTACTTCAAGTATTATGATCTAAGAATTGCAGAAGGTGTTACCCTCACTGGTCAGATGGTTATCCAGTGGGCAGAGAAAGCAATCAACCTAGAAATGAATAAGATAATGAAAACATCTGGGGTTGATTATGTGATTGCGATTGATACCGATTCATTGTATATAAACTTTGGTGAAGTGGTAAAGAAACTCAATCCCAAAGATCCAGTAAAGTTTCTTGACAAGATATCAGAGGAACACTTCGAACCTATCCTAGCAAAAGCATATGATGATCTGTTCAAGAAGTTCAACTGTCACAAACCCAGAATGGAAATGGCACGTGAGGTAATTGCTGATCGAGGTATCTGGACTGCCAAGAAAAGATATATACTAAATGTTCATAACTCTGAAGGTGTCCAGTACGAAGAACCCAAACTAAAGATCATGGGCATTGAAGCAGTCAAGTCTTCAACACCAGAAGTTGTTCGGAACAAGTTTAAAGAAGCATTTAAGATAATCATATCGTCAACTGAGAAAGAAGTTCAAGAATTCATTCAAGACTTCAAGAGTGAGTTCAAGTCTCTACCACCACAGGCAATTGCATTTCCTCGTGGTGTATCTAACATAACTGACTGGTATGAAAGAAAGACGATTTATAAGAAGGGAACTCCGATACATGTCAGAGGATCTCTGCTATATAATCATTATCTAAAACAATACAAATGCACTAACAAATATGAATTAATTGAGAATGGAAGTCGTATCAAATTTTGTTATCTTCGTATGCCAAATACAATCAAAGAGAATGTCATATCATTTCCAGATGTGATTCCAAAAGAGTTTGGTCTTGATCGTTACATAGATTATGACAAGCAGTTTGAGAAAACTTTTATCGATCCGCTTAAATTCATTCTAGACGCAATCGGATGGAATGTTGAAGAGCAAGCAACCTTGGAGGATTTTTTTGCATGACAGTCGCAGGAAAGATATGGGGACAAACAGAATTACTTGAGGCAAATGGTGCCCTTGAATTTCACAGAATAGAATTCAAGAAGGGGTACGAGTGCTCAGAACACAAACACGAATTCAAATGGAATGGTTTCTATGTAGAGGAAGGTCAGATGATGGTAAAGGTCTGGCAGGATGAACAGGGGTTAGTTGATGAGACAATCCTCAATCCTGGTGACTACACCAAAGTCAAACCTGGTCTTTACCACCAGTTCATAGGACTGGAAGATGGTGTTGCATTTGAACTGTACTGGGCAGAGTTTAACCACAACGATATAAAACGAAGAAGTTCGGGAAAGAAAACATGATAAAAAACATTTTAAATAAAATTCCAAACTTTTGTCTAAGTCACTGGTTATTACGCATTCCACTTGCTATTGTGTTTCTACAACAAGGGATGAGTAAATTACCATATAGCATAGAGGATGCAGAAGCATGGGAACTGCCCTACTTAGTCTGGTGGTTTGTTGTATATGGTGAGTTAGGTGCAGGTTTAGGATTATTGCTCAGTGGCATTATGGTTTCCAAAATAGATGACACTCCTATCTGGGATTTTTGGATTCAAGATCTGGGGGATTTACTAACGAGATTCTGTGGCATTGTCATGTGCTGTATCATGACAGGTGTTATATGGATATCGCAACCAAGCAGTTTATGGGACGTGATATTATACGATAACTTACACGTATTCTTATGGGTAGGTGGATTATTCTTTGCACTAAGAGGGAGTAGAACGTAATGTTAAGACCAGAAATGATTAAGGCAGTTAAGTCTCACGCACAAGCACACATAGATAAACATCGAATGAACGTAGAGGTTTACCTAACAAATCCTGTTGGAGTGGGTGAGCACTCAGATATAATGGATGCCATTGAGAAAGAACTAGAAGAAATGGCAAAGTACCAAGATCATCTAGATATAATGAACCAATACTTTAAGGAGTGAGTATGAACGCCTACACCACAAACTTCGATCATGTCGGAGAGTTTATGAAAACCTTTGGACAAGAGGTGAAGAAGACCCCTGAGTTGCCAGATGAAGAGACACGCAAGTTAAGACTAGAACTGATAGCAGAAGAATTAGAAGAACTATGGGATGCTATCGAAGATAAAGATTTGGTTGCGATTGCTGATGCTCTTACAGATATTCTTTATGTTACTTATGGTGCAGGTCATGCATTTGGTATAGATCTTGATGAATGCTTCCGAGAGGTGCAGAGATCTAACATGTCTAAGTTGGGTGAGGATGGCAAACCTATCTATCGAGAAGATGGTAAGGTGTTGAAAGGTCCTAATTACTCAGAACCAGATCTGAAAAGTTTAATAGAAAAGCACTTTACAACCATATAATATTGTGCTATAATATGTGTTATGAGTTACTTCAAAACACCTCTTAGATATCCTGGTGGTAAGTCCAAGGCAATCAAAAGATTGGAAACATTCTTTCCGTATCTGGGAAACTACACGCACTATCGTGAACCGTTTCTTGGTGGTGGATCTGTTGCCTTGTACATTGCCCAGAAATATCCTCACTTAAAAATACACGTCAACGATAAGTATAGTGCCCTTCATAACTTTTGGTATTACCTTCAGAATGAAGGGACTTTCCTTACCAGTGTAATCCAAAGATGCATACGTGAAACTAAAGACAAGAAGAAACTATTCTTAGAAAGTAAAGAGAGAGTCAACAATGAGGAACCTACTAGTTTTCTTCATGCAGTCTCATTCTATATTTGCAATAGGTGTTCCTTCAGTGGTTTGACTGCTAGTGGTGGTTTCAGTAAGATTGCAAGTGAAGAGAGGTTCACGGAGAACATTGCACAAGACCTAATTGATTATTCTTTTTTAATTAAAAATTGGACAATAACCAACTGGGACTATTCCAGAATGATGGAAGAGACCGATGAGAAAACATTTGTATATCTAGATCCACCATACGATATTAAAGATTCACTGTATGGTAACAAAGGTGGAATGCACAAAGGGTTTGATCACGACAGGTTTGCCAGAGTTTGTAGAGAGTCTAAACTAGATCAATTGATATCTTACAATGCTGATGAGAA